AAAAATTACTTTTGAAAAATTTTTAGGTAATGATAAAACATTTAAAAGTGCAGCAGAAGCAATGCATTTGTTAGGTTGTGATCGAATAGATTACCATGAGGGAGTAAAAAATGTATGGTCAGTAGAGATGCCTAAATTTGTAGATTACAAAAAGGCAACTAAACCAAAACAAACTAAAGCAGTATCGGAGATGGATGACGAATTCCACACAGGAAAGTTTAGAACTTAAAATACTAAAAGAACTTTACCATAAGACAATAAAAATCTTTGGTCCCCCCGGTACAGGTAAAACATATACCTTAATAGAAAAAGTTTTAAAAAGATATTTAAGAAGAGGTATTAGACCACAAGAAATAGCTTATTTATCTTTTACAAACAAAGCTGTTAACACTGCAGTAAAAAGAGCTATGGAGTCTTTTCCTAATTATACAACTGAAGATTTTTCTAGATTTAAAACATTACATACTTATTGTAGAAGATATTTTCCTGAAGAAGTATTTGATCCAAAAGATTGTACGATTGATTTTGCATTACAAACAAAAGTAATTAAGACTAGTGATAAAAGATTAGCTGATGATAACTTCATGTATAAAGATTGGTCACTTGGTGTTTATAGTAAAGCTAGGAATTTATTAATTAAACCAGAAGAAGCCTATAAATTAGAAAGTTATAAAAGAGATTCACTAACTGTATTTCTTAGAAAGATAAGCACCTATGAGCATTATAAAACTGGTGGGGGAGAAAGATCTTTTATTGACTTTGATGATATGATTGAAAGGGCAATAAGAGAAATAGATTTTCCTCCATTAAAAGTTTTAATATTAGATGAAGCCCAAGATTGTACTCCATTGCAATGGTCAGTCATATATAAGATGGCACCTAAGGTAGATAGGATTTATTTAGCAGGAGATGATGATCAAGCTATATACAAATGGAATGGAGCTGATCCAAAATATTTTACAAAATTTTTTCCTGGTCGTAAGGTAAAACTTAGAAGGACTCAAAGATTTGGAGAAGCCATACATAGATTCTCACAAGTAATTAGAAGAGGAATAAATGATAGTGAAGAAAAAGAATATTTACCTGGTGGTACAAAAGGATATGTTAAAGCTTATCTATCATTTAAAGAAATACCTTTTGAAAATTTTAATGAGGATTGGTACATACTTGGCAGAATTAATGAGACTGTAAATGAATTAAGAATGTTAGCTAAAGATGCTGGACTATATTACAAAGACAATAAGGGTACAAAATGTTTTGATCAAAGACAATGGGAATCAATTAAAGCATGGACAACAATTTCAAAAGGTAAAAAAATAGATAAGAAAGCAGCTCGTAATATGTATAAGCATATAAGAGAACTTGAAGACCCGGCTTATAGATTAGATAAATTTTGGAGAGCAGAGCCTGATTTAAAAGAATATGATTTTCAAACATTAAAAGAATGGTGTGGCCTTACATTAGAAGATAATCAAAAAACTAAACCATGGTATTGGATATTGAGAAGAAATTTTAAACCAAGACAAGTAAGACATTTTATAAGGTTACTTAGAAGATATGGTCAAAAAGAATTAGATAAAGATCCACTTATAACTATAGATACAATTCATTCTGTTAAAGGTGGAGAGGCGAATCATGTTGTATTATATAGTAAAGGTAATTATCCATCTGATTACAAAAATAAGAATAAACAAGAAAAAAGTGATGAACGTAAGGTTTGGTATACTGGAGTTACAAGAGCAAGAAAAACTTTACATTTGTTAAGAACTGATTATAAGTTTAACTATCCTATTGGACAAGATTATTTAATTTATGTGCAAGAAAAAAATGACAAATAAAAATATCTTTGATGAAAGTTTTCCAGATGACAAACAAGTAGGAGGATCACATTATAAGCAATTTGTAATTCAACCTTGGACATTTATAAGAAAAAATAATTTAAACCCACTACAAGCAAATATAATTAAATATGTATGTAGATATTTATTAAAAGGAGATCCTTTGCAAGATTTAGAAAAAATCAAACATTATTGCGATTTAGAAATAAAACATCTCAAAGATAGATTGGATGATAAAAAAACAAAAAATTAAATGTTCAAAGTGTAAAAAGAATGCAGTTATTATTGAAAACAAAATTTATTATTGTGGTCGTTGTGCTGTCGACCATTTTATTGCAAGGGTGCACAAGAGACTTAGATCTAAACCCATATTCAACAATAGTAAGGATGATGTTAAAACATGAGTAAATTTTATTATTTTGGTCCGTTGCTTTATCATACAAAAATCAATAAGGAAGATTTAGTACATATGGAAAAACTATGTCAAAAAGATCCTAAAAAACATCATGTAAAAGAATTAGCAGGTCATATTGATGATGAGTTTAGAATAGATGCATTTAAGTTATCAAGTATTTTAAATGAATATTTTTTCGACTATTCATCTACTTATCAAAATTTTTATGGTGAGGGATTGCCAAATTTTAGAATCAAAACTGCTTGGGTAAACTTTATGAAAGCTGGTGATTTTAACCCTCCTCATGTACATACAGGTGATCTTTCAGCTGTAATTTTTTTAAATGTCCCAGACAAATTAAAAGAAGAAAATAAAATTCATCAACAAAAAGGTGTAAATAGTAAGGGTCCTGGATCTTTAATTTTTAGAACTGGTTTACACAGACCATTCTATCATACTGGTGCAGAATTTTTTCCTGAAGAAGGAGACATGTTTATTTTTCCTGCAAGTTTAACTCATTGGGTTTTTCCTTTTAAAAGTGATTCAGAAAGAATATCAATTGCTTTCAATGTGGAGTTTGAAAGATAATGAACGGTTTACAACTTACATTAACTTTTAAAAAATCTATGTGGAATACACCTAGTGAATATAAAGATTTATCACATTACAAAGAAATAGCTATTGACCTAGAAACTAGAGACGATGGTATTAATCAAAGACTTGGAGCTGGTTGGGCTTTAGGTAAAGGAGAGATTGTAGGCTTTGCAGTAGCAGTGGATGGTTGGAAAGGTTATTTTCCTTTTGGACATTTAGGTGGTGGCAACATGATACCTGAACAAGTAAAAAAATATATGAAGGATGTGTGTGCATTACCATCAACTAAAATTTTTCACAATGCCCAGTACGATGTAGGTTGGTTAGAAGCATCTGGTATCACGGTCAACGGACCTATTGTAGATACTATGATAGCAGCAGCACTGATAGATGAGAATAGGTTTTCATATTCTTTAAATGCATTATCAGTGGATTATCTAAATGAAATAAAAGCAGAAACAGAATTAAGAGAAGCTGCAGCAGCTCATGGTATAGATCCTAAAGCAGAGATGTGGAAATTACCAGCAGAACATGTTGGATATTATGCAGAGCAAGATGCAGAATTAACTTTAAAATTATGGCAAAGATTTAAACATGAAATAGCTCAACAGAGCTTAACTACTGTATGGGAAATGGAACAGCAATTGCTTCCGATGTTAATAAAGATGCGTCAGCGAGGTGTGAAAGTGCAAGTGGAAAAAGCTGAATCATTACAAAAAGAAATGAAGATCCAAGAAAAAGAAATACTACTGGCCATAAAAAAAGAATCAGGAATAGAAGTAGACATTTGGGCATCACGCCAGATTGCCAAAGCTTTTGACAAGTTGAAGTTAGAATACCCAAGAACTGAAAAAACAAAAGAACCTTCCTTTACACAAAATTGGTTGATTAATAATAAAAACAAAATAGCACAATTGATTGTAAGTGCAAGAGAAGTGAATAAATTTCATGGAACTTTTTTATCTTCAATCATGAAGTACCAAGTCAAAGGTAGGATTCATGGAGAGATAAATCAATTAAGAGGAGACAATGGTGGTACAGTATCTGGAAGACTATCAATGAGTAATCCAAATTTACAACAAGTACCAGCTAGAAATAAAGATTTCGGACCTAAGATAAGAAGCTTATTTATACCAGAAGAGGGCTATAAATGGGGAAGTTTTGATTATTCTCAACAAGAACCCAGAATGACTGTGCATTATGCAGCATCTATTGGTGATGGTTATGAAGGATCAAATGAATTAGTTGAAGCATATCAAAATGCTAGTGCCGACTTTCATCAAACTGTTGCAGATCTGGTTGGTATTGAAAGGACTCAAGCAAAAACAATTGGCTTAGGTTTAATGTATGGAATGGGTAAAAATAAATTAGCTATTTCACTGGGAGTATCTAAACAAGAAGCCGATGAATTAATAATTAAATATAATAAAAAAGTCCCTTTTGTAAAAAAATTATCTGATAGATGTAAATACGCAGCAGATGAAAAAGGAGTTATAAGAACTAAAAAGGGTAGAAAATGTAGATTTGATATGTGGGAAACAAGAGACTTTGGTTTACATATTGCAGAAAAATATGAAGATGCAGTTGCTAAATATGGTAAAGATAATATCAAAAGAGCTTACACATACAAAGCTTTAAATAGATTAATTCAAGGATCTTCTGCAGATCAAACAAAACAATCAATGTTAGATTGTTTTAAAGCTGGTCACTTACCAATGTTACAAATACATGATGAATTGTGTTTTAACATTAAGGACGACAACCATGCAAAAGAAATACAAAAAATTATGCAGAATGCTATAGAATTTAAAGTACCGAGTGTAGTTGATTATGGTTTAGGAAAGAGTTGGGGTGATGCTAAGTAGTAATAAACCACATACAAACCAAGATATGATTGGATATGCAGCAGGACTTTTTGATGGAGAAGGTAATATAAATTATGCACAATATAATTGTAAAAATCAATCAGGTAAAATTTATAAAAAATGGAATGTAGCTATGGAAATAGCAATGACTGATTTAGATTGTATAAAAAATTTTTATGATATTGTTAAAGTTGGGTCTATACACTTTAAGGGTATAGGTAAAGGTTCATTAGGTAAGAAAGATCAATGGAGATGGAGATGTTCTCATCAGAAAGCACTGTACCTTGCTAAATTATTTTTACCTTATGCAGTAGCTAAAAGAGAAAAGTTGTTTCAAATAATAAATCATTATGAGTTTAAAAAGCCGACAGATGCCCTAAGTAAAAAGTTTCCTTTTATAAAATTTAAGAAAAATTAACTAGCAG